ATATAAAGCAGTATGTAGAAAACATTGGAGGGATTAATGTGGGAGAGATAGTTAGACTTCATATACCATGTCCTGAATGTGAAAGTTCAGATGCCCTGTCTGTTTACGCAGATGGTGGTGCAAAATGTTTTAGTTGTGGTCATTCTTGGAAAAACTTTGGAGGTGAAAAGGTGGTAGTTAAAAGTGATATTAATGAGGATGCTGGTAGATTTCCTCAAAACGGCATACCCGACAGAGGACTTACAGCAGAAACTTGTAAAAAGTATGGTGTAAAGGTTGTTGTAAAAGCTGGTGGAATTGCTCAACACATTTATCCATACCAGAATAAAGATGGAACAACAGTTGCACAAAAGATTAGAACAGTTGAAGGTAAACAGTTTCATTGTCTTGGTAACATGAAAGAGGCTGTTCTATTTGGTCAAACATTGTTTCCTGCAAATGGAAAATATATAACAATAACTGAAGGAGAGATAGATGCTTTATCAGTATATCAAATGCAAGGCGGTAAAGGTGCGGTCGTTTCTATCAAGGATGGTTGTAATGCCATTAAAGATATTAAGAAAAACTATGAATACATTGACAGCTTTGATAATATTGTTCTTTGTTTTGATGGAGATGAGGCGGGTAGAAAAGCGGTTACAAAAATTGCTGAACTCTTGCCACCTAAAAAAGTAAAGATTGTCAAGCTTCCAAAAGATATGAAAGACCCTAATGAGTTTCTTAAGGCTGGCAGGGCACAGGAGTTTATTAATAATTATTGGTGGAGAGCAGAAGAATACAGACCTGCAGATATTGTTAACTATAATGATTTATGGGATAGGGTACAAGAGTTTAACAAGACTAAATCATACCTTCCAACACCATGGTCTGGGCTTAATGAAAAAATTTGTGGCTTTAGGCCAACTCAGTTGATAGTGTTTGCTGCAGGTACTGGTATGGGTAAGTCAGCATTCTTAAAACATATCATTCATCATTATCTTAAGACAACTCAAGGTAAAGTTGGGGCATTCTTTTTAGAAGAGGTTGCAGAAGATACAGCGGTTTCTATGATGTCTTTAGAAGCTGGCCTAAACTTGAGAAGACCTGAAGTATGGAAGGCACAAAATGTTAGTGATTTGAAGAAGTGGTTTGAGGAATCTGGAGCAGAACGTAGACTTGAGCTTTACGATGGTTTTGATTTTGACGACATAGATTTGTTGATAGATAAAATCAGGTACTTGAACAAGGCTCGTGACTGTTCTCTTATCATTCTTGATCACCTGACAATGGTTGTTGACGATGCTGAAAATAGTACACAAGCATTGAACAAACTTGTTGCAGATTTAAAGAAGGTTGCAGTAGAGCTTGGTATAATTATTATCACGGCTTGTCACCTTCGTAAAGCACAGAATGCTGCTCACCAAACTGAAGAAGGTGGTCGTGTTACTTTGGATGACCTTAAACAGTCTTCTTCCGTTAAACAGTTAGCGGATATTGTGCTAGGTCTTGAAAGAAATGGTCAAAGTCCTGACCCAGTTGAAGCAAACACAACAAAGTTAAGGGTTCTTAAAGACAGAGACTTTGGTTCAAAAGGTTTAGCGGCAGCTGTGTTATATGATAAAGATACAACAAGATTAATTGAGAAATCTTTAGACGAGTTTGATGATGTAGATTAATTTTTAACAAAGGAGGAATTAATGAGAAAGGTTATCTGTGATATTGAGGCCGATGGTTTAAAACCTACTAAAATCTGGTGCTGTGTTTGTATGGATATTGCAGACAACTCAATAACAGTATTTAGAGATGGAGATGCAGACAAAGCGAAGGAGTATTTTAAAGATTGTGAAAAGGTTATTGGTCATAACTTCATAGGGTATGATTCAATATGGTTAAACAAACTGTGGAAGGTTGGACTAAAACTTGACAAGATTGTTGATACACTGGTTTTAAGCAGACTTGCAGATAGTTTTAGGTCTGGCCACAGTTTAAGAGACTGGGGAGAAAAGCTAGGTGTTTATAAAGACCACCATGAAGACTGGTCACAGTGGTCACAAGAGATGGAAAACTACTGCATACAGGATGTCAAAGTTACTTATGCTGTTTATAATAAACTTAAAAAAGAATTGTCAGGATTTACAAAAGAGTCTGTTGAAATTGAACACTGGTCTCAAGCAATTCTTGAACGACAGAGAATCAAGGGGTTTTTGTTAGACTATGACCTAGCTTTAAAGGTTAAAACAGAAATTGATCAAAAATATCTAAACATTATCAATCAACTACAAACATTGTTTCCACCAAGAAAAGTAATAGTTGGTGAATGGACTGCAAAAAGAACTAAAACCGGTGAGCTTAATGCAGTTAGTAAAAGAATTATTGATAGTGGTTTTGTAGAGCAAATTGAAGGAGATAAATATAACAGAATAACTTATAAAGAGTTTTGTATTGATTCACCAAAAGAAATTGTAGAACGATTAGAAGGTTGGTGGAACCCCACAGAAATGACTCCCGGAGGTCAGCCAAAAATTAGCGAAAGAAATCTTAACACTTTGAAAGAGGACGCCCCAGAGCAACTAAAACTTATTAAAGATTGTAAGGTTTTAAAGAGTCGTTCAACATTGATACAATCATACTTTGATGCTTGTGAAGAAGATGGTAGAGTTCACGGACAGGTTGTTTCAATTGGTGCAGGTACTCACAGAATGGCACATAGAAATCCCAATACTGGTAATATTCCTTCTAAAGGTTTGTACGGAGAAGTTTGTAGACAGATGTTTACAGTTGCACCAGGTCGTAAATTGGTTGGTTGTGATGCTGCTAACATACAGTTAAGAGTTCTTGCCCACTATCTTAAAGACGATGAACTTATTTATCAGATTGTACACAAAGATATGCACTATTTCTTCTCCCAGATTTATGGGTTGAATCCTAAAGATAAAGATTATGATGAAAGTAATCACGACATGGTAGCAGCTCGTAAGAAGGGTAAAACGTGTACATTTGCCATCATTATGGGAGCAGGGGTTGCAAAGATTGGTAGTATTCTTGGAGGGTATGACAAAGGTAAAGAGGCTTTTGACGGTCTAAAAAGAAATATTAAAGGTTGGTCAAGGTTCCAAAAAGAGATTGAGTACAGGGCTGGCGTAGGATATTTTGTAGGTTTAGATGGTCGCAAGATTCCTTTAAAATCTGCTCACTTTGGAATGTCAAGTTATTTACAGGCAGGAGAAGCCATCATAATGAAACGAGCCATGATTGAATCTTATAAAGAAATTAAAGAGCTTGGTTTAGATGCTTTTCAGGTTGCTGTTGTTCACGATGAAATGCAATATGATTGTGCTGAAGAATGTGCTGAACAGGTTGGCAAGATACTTCAGAAGCACATCATTGAAGCAGGGGTTCATTTCGGATTAAGATGTCCTCTCGGGGCTGATTATAAAATTGGTAATAACTGGTTAGAGACACACTAACAAGGAGGTTAAAATGATAAAAGTTTCTACACTTGGTAAGAATCAATATGTGATTGTTACAAATAGATATACTATCTTTCAAAGCTATGAAACTATTGTAGCTTTTATAGATAAGGGCGACCCTATGGGAGAAGTCCTTTATTATACACCGAAGAAATACTCAAAGATTACATCAAAGTATTTCAATTTGTTTAAACATGCTTATCATTTCTCAGGTATTTTTGAAGTATGTGATGAGCCAATATTTGAGGAGAAATTAAATGAGATATGTAACCTTTAGTTGTGAAGATGATGTTGGTGATAAACAAAGTATTAAAATCTCTTATGTTGATGACGGCACCATCAAGTCAAATCTGATGCACTTTAGAGAGTTTTTATCAGCTATGTCATTCACCGATGATACTCTAAACAAATTTTTAGATACCGATGAACTTTATTCTTGACAAAGATAGTTTTTAATGATACAATATATGTCGTGAAAGGAGAAAATAATGGCAGATTTAAAGTCTATTGTATTAAAAGATGTTGAACTTCGCTGGGCTTTTTTAGCAGCACCTCAAACAAGAGGAGAATATGCTTCTAACAAGTACCAAGTAGATGTTCTCATGGATGAAAAAAACATGAAGCAAATCAAAGAGCTTATCAACAGCCGTCAAAAAATTAAGAAGGTTGATGATAAGTATTCTATAACTTTGAAATCTTCACGTCAACCTAAAGTCGTAGGCCCTGATAAACATGTTTTATCTGTTGAAGAATTGAAAGCAATTGGTAATGGTACGACAGCACATGTCAAAGTTAATCAATACCAGGGATATAAAGACCAAGTTTTCTTAGGCCTGAAAGCAATTATGATTAAAGACCTTGTATCTTATAGCGGTGGTGACGACTTTGAAGAGATAGATGACAGCTCTGATGACACCTCATCAGACGATGACGAGCTTATCTAATCTTGTTGATGATATCAACAGATTCTTAGAGCAAACCCCAAAACTTGATGACAGCCTGTATCAAGAGTTAGCACAAGATATTGTGACAACAATTAAGAACAGGCTGTCTCAAGAATCAAGCAACAGGTCTTACTTATCTTTGTCATCAATAGGTAAGCCATTACGAAGAGTCTGGTACGATATCAAACAACCGCTTGAAGAACCTGTACAGGCTTCAGCAAGATTGAAATTTTTATATGGAGATATTATTGAAGACATTGCTTTGTGGTTAGCTAAAGTTTCTGGTCACAAAGTTGAGAGAAGACAAGAAGAAGTTGTACATCATGGTATTAAAGGACATATCGACAGTATCATAGATGGAGAGGTTGTTGATGTTAAGTCTGCTTCACCCCACAGCTTTACAAAGTTTTCTCAAGCAACACTCCCTCATAACGATCCTTTTGGTTATCTTGCACAACTTGAAGGATATGATGAAGAGGTTGGCAAAGGCAGCCCAGGTTTTTTAGCAATCAATAAAGTGACCGGTGAAATTTGTCTGTATCAACCTGATAAAATGTTTGATATGCCTAATACCAAAGTACTTATTGATAACGCTAGAGAAGCTTTAGACAAACCTACACCACCTGAAACAAAATGCTATGAGGATGTTGATGATGGTAAAAGCGGTAACAAAAAACTTAACACAGGTTGTTGTTATTGTCCATATAAATTCAGATGCTGGCCTGGTTTAAGGGCTTTCAAATATGCAGACGGTATAAAATATTTAACAGTAGTAAACAAAGAGCCTAAAGTAGAGGAGATAACGAATGGCAAAAATAATTGAAAATCAATGGAGACCTTTTGTGATATTAACATGTATTGAGGAGACTGAAGACGGTAAAACTATTGAGCATCCTCTTTACTTCGATGTTAACTGTCGTTGTGTTTTGATAAAAGACACTACAAAGAATGCAACTGTTCTCAACATTAAAGAGATTGGTTCATACTTGGTTAAAGAAACTCCCGAGGAAATCTTGGCAGTTGCTGATGAGATGATTAACAAACAAGCAGAAAAGATGGCTGAAGAAGCTAGAAAAAACTATGAAGCCACCATGCAATCTGTTGCTAAAACTGCTGAAAAACTTGGAGAAAAATAATGTATGTTCTGGTTATATCTGATACACATCTTTCACCATCGGTTGATATGAAAGACTTATGGAAAAAACTTGGTGAATATTGTGTTAAGTTTAGACCGGAATATATTGTACATCTTGGTGACGTTGCTGACTTTGATTCTCAAAACTGGTTGAAGGCCTCGAGGGGTCTTTATACGGTTGAACAAGAGCTCGGCAACGTTGCCAGCCATTTGGCTGCATTTGAACAAGAGCTTGATGATTATAAAAATTTGTGTCGAAAACAAAAGATAAAAATCTATAGACCTAAAAAGGTTTTGTGTCTTGGAAATCATGATATTCGTAATGATGTTTCTGGCTATATTTCAAACATGTTTTTATCAGCTGATTGGAGTATTTTTGATTACCAAAAACCGTTACAGATTGATGGAATATCTTTTGCTCACAACTTTACAAAGGGGCTCTCTGATAATGTATGCTTGAACTCTTTAGAGTTATTAGATAGTTGCCACAGTTCTGTTGTGTGTGGTCACAGTCATGTAAAAGATTATGCTGAGTCATATCGTATTGAAGACGGTAAAAAGATTTTTGCATTGAAGTGTCCTATGTTTAGCACGGCTTATCCAGAGTGGTCAAAGGGTTTAAGCAACAAATGGTCACGAGGATTTACAATAGTTAACACAGATTCTGGTGAGTTTCTTTGGAAAAATTTGGAGTCGTTAGATGTTTGATAAAGATTTTTTAGATTACGTTGATGAAATATTTCCAATTGAAGACGTCTTGTACATCATTGGTAAAGATAAACGTTGGTTATTAAAACAAATCTATGACGAGTTACTAGAACACAAGGAAGATTTCTTTCAAGGTGATGAATACTATTCGGAGATTTATGATGACTAAACGTTTTATTGGTATTGATCCAGGTTCTAAGGGCTGTTTAGCTATTTTACAAGGTAATTATATTGACTTTATAGACCTTGATAAAGAGTTAACAACCTATGAGAATATTGTTGACATTGTTCAAGATGATGGTCAAAGGTTTCATACATTTGTATGTGTCGAAGATGTTCACGGAATGCCTGGACAGTCTTGCACAGCTAATACAACCTTTATGAAGCTGGCTGGTTATGCAGAGTTAACAGGTTGGTTACTGGCTACCGCAGGTTTTATGAAGGTTTCACCATCCGTTTGGAAAAAACATTTCAATCTAATCTCAAAAGGTTTATCAAAAACAGAACGCAAACATCTTTCTATTGAACTAGCTAAAAATTTGTATCCGTCTGTTGCCGATCAGCTCACAGCTTCTAAAGATGGTAGAGCAGAGGCTCTTTTAATAGCGAGGTATTATCAAGATGTTTTGTCAGAACAAGAACTACAATGAAATAGCCCTTCGTCAGCTTGCACAATACTATTACCCAGCGTGGCTCATCCGTTACAAAGAATTTAAAAAACAATGTATGAAGATGTGTCCACGCTGTGGAAATCTTATAGCAATAGACAGCAGAGGTTGTGATAATTGTTTACAACAGTTTGATTTAAAGAGGAGAAAAAGTTGAGTAAAAGTATAAGTGTAAAAGATACCATTGAAGAATATGTATCACAATCTGACTGGAGGGTTAAAGCAAATGCTAATCAGTCTTATTCAGTTGGCGGCATGATTCTCAATGTTGTTGGTAAAGTTGTTGCCAATTATTGGTTAAATGAAATCTACCCAAAAGAGGCTGGAGAAGCCCACCGCAATGGAGATATTCATATTCATGACCTAGACTTTTTAGGTGGCTATTGTTGTGGTCACAGTCTTCGTGCATTACTTCAGGAAGGTTTTGCCGGTGTTCCTGGTAAGACCTCTGCCAAGCCACCAAAGCATTTGTCTGCAGCTCTTGGACAGATGGTAAACTTTCTTGGTACAATGCAGAATGAATGGGCTGGTGCACAGGCTTTCAGTAGTTTTGATACATTCTTGGCACCCTATGTTAGAGTTGATAATCTTGATTATAAGCAAGTAAAACAGCTTATTCAAGAGTTTATCTATTGCTGTGGTACTTCTTCAAGATGGGGTGGTCAAACTGTTTTCAGCAATATCACGCTTGACATTAAATGTCCAGAAGATTTAAAAGATAAAGCAGTGTTTATTGGTGGTGTTGATACAGGTACTACTTACAAAGAGTATCAAGAAGAAATGGATGTTATCAACATGGCTTTGTTAGATGTTGTATCAGAAGGTGATAAAGATGGTAGACCGTTTACATTTCCTATTCCTACTTACAACATTACAAACGATTGGGAATGGGATACACCGGTTGCTAACAAGATTTTTGAAGTCACTGCTAAATACGGCTACCCTTACTTCAGCAACTATGTAAGCTCTGACATGCAGCCATCAGATGTAAGAAGCATGTGTTGCAGGCTTCGACTTGACTTGAGAGAGTTGTTGAAAAAGGGTAATGGATTGTTTGGTTCTGCTGAACAGACTGGCTCCATAGGTGTCGTAACTCTCAACATGGCTCGTATAGGTTATCTGTTTAAAGATGGTTATCCTACTAATTACGAGGCTCTAAAAAATCACATAAGAACCCTTTGCAATATTGCTAAGAATGCTTTAGAGGTTAAGAGACAGTACTTAACAGAGCGTTTAGAGGCTGGTTTTTATCCTTTTACAAAGCGTTGGATAGGTTCTTATAGAAACTTCTTCAGCACTATCGGTGTCAACGGTATGAACGAGATGATCCGTAACTATACACACGATGTTGACAACATTACAACAGAGAATGGTATAGATATGGCTGAAGATATCTTAAACTTTATCAGAGATTTGATGGTAGAGTTTCAAAAAGAAACAGGACACTTATACAATCTTGAAGCAACTCCTGCTGAAGGTGCTACAACAAGATTTGCAAGGTCTGATAAAGAGAAGTTTTCAGATATTATACAGGCTGGTAACGAAGAGCATCCATATTATACCAACTCTTCTCAATTGCCGGTAGGTTTTACGGATGATCCTTTTAAAGCTCTTGATTTACAAGATAGATTACAAACTAAATATACCGGAGGTACCGTTCTTCACCTTTATATGGGTCAGAAAATATCTTCCGGAGAGGTTTGTAAACAGCTTGTTAAAAAGGTTCTTACAAATTATAACCTACCTTATATCAGCATTACACCGGTCTACAGTATCTGTCCTAAACACGGATATATTGCAGGTCAGCATAAGTTCTGTCCAATTTGTGAACATGAATTTGCTGCACAACGTTTAATTGAATTGAATAAATAGGAGGAAAAAATGTTATCAGAATTTGAAAAAGCAGTATTAAAAAACAACAGAATCAATGAAGACGATGTTGATAGTGTGTCTGAAGCATTGATTGTTACAATGAAAGATGGCACCAAACATCAGCTCGTTGAATGCTGGTCAAGGGTTATGGGATATTACCGCCCACAATCTGAGTACAATGTTGGTAAAAGACAAGAACATGAAGATAGAAAACTATTTAAGGAGCCTGAAACATGCAGTTAAAAATAGCTTATTTACCAAACTATGATATGTCTTGGGGGCCTGTTGGATTCGCTCATGAAACAGATGCTGGTATAGATCTTCGTTCAACTACCGATTTAGTTATTATGCCACATTGTTTTGCTAAGGTTCCCCTGGGCATTATCACAGAGTTTGAGCCAGGCTATGAAGCACAATTAAGAGCTCGTTCAGGCTTGGCTGCAAACTATGGTATAGGTCTTGTAAACGGTGTTGGTACAATTGATGCAGGTTATAGAGGAGAATGGGCTGCATTATTGATTAACCACGGGCCTTTACCGTTTGAAATCAGTCGTGGCGACAGAGTTTGCCAAGTAGTGTTTAACAGATTGCCACATGTAGAGATCGTTGATGGGCCTATTGGGTTTGATAATGATCGTGCGGGTGGTTTTGGAAGTACAGGAGTAGCATAATGAATAGAACAGAACTTTTAGAAACAGCAAACAAGATTGTCAACGGAGCTCGCCAAAATAACTACGGCAGTCCTGAGAATTGTTTTCAAACTATCGCAGACTTTTGGAATGTTTATTGGGGTCATACTAAGAGTCGTATGGTAAGTCCTAAAGATGTGGCTGCTATGATGATTCTTATGAAAGTTTCAAGACTTTGTAATGATATAAATCATGAAGATAGTTGGATAGATATTGCAGGATATGCTGCTAATGGTGTAGAGGTGTCTGATGGTGGATCTAGCAATGTGCAAAAATGAAGACTGTCCTGTAAAAAAGTCTTGTTACAGATATTTAGCAAAGCCGGACAGTTATCAGTCATATTTCACAGGCATAAAAGCAACTGAAGAAGGTTGTGATGTGTACTGGAAAGTATCTTCAGAAGAGGAAGTTAACAAATTAAATAAGGAGTGGTGGTAAATGTTAGAGCAATTTCAACAACTTACCAAAAAGTTTGAGGCACTTCGTCTTAAACCTTATAAATGCTCTGCTGGCAAGCTTACAATAGGCTATGGTAGAAACCTTGAAGACTGTGGAATATCTAGCGCAGAAGCCGATTACTTGTTTCAGGCAGATTTCAACAGAGCTATTCAAGATGCTATGGCATTATGTAATAAATTTGGCGTCAATTATAAAAATCTATCTGAAGCCCGTTTTTTTGTCCTTACAGACATGGCATTCAATATGGGCTATGATAGGCTATCAAAATTTAAAAAGCTCTTCAGCGCCTTAAAAAAGGGCCTTTATGACGATGCTGCCGATGAGATGGTTGACAGCCTCTGGTACAAGCAGACTGGTAACAGATCTAAAACACTTGTTAAAATGATGAGAACATCATCCCTCGTATAGCTTTGCACGACCTTGCTTAGCTAATAAATCAGCCAGTTGATTCCCGATACAAAGTTGTTGATAATGTTTTTGATGACCCTTTATCCACTTTATATCAGGTTTCAGCTGGCGTATTTTATATGCCAAGAGTCTCATACGCTGATGTCTTATATACGCATCTTTTGTTCTTGGCTTTTCTTTTATCTTATTTTCAATATAATCAATAGCTGTCAAAGAATCAGTATAAATTGTGCAATTCTTTCCATGACCTAAGATGGCTGCTAAATATACTGCAAACAGTTCACCATAATTGTTGTCGTCAGTGTTTAGATAGCTTGAAAGGGTTATGTTTTCAGCTCCTTTCTCAATGTATATACCAATCCCACAAACGTTTCTTTTATCATCAAATGAACTGTCTGTAAATATTTTCATTTTTTACTTGACAAACTCCATAAAGTATAGTATAATATCTATAAAGCCTTTCAGGGGGTAATTATAGATAATATAAAAGCTGTTAACAATTTATTAAAGTCTGTTAACAGCTTTTAAAGTTATTGTAAATTATCTAATTGTATCATACATTCAATAGCATCACCATACGTTACAACAGATTGTCTACAGTTATGTTTGATATTTCTATCAGTTCTTGCGCACCCTGGCGATAATGTCAACAGGGATATTGTGATTATAACAGTCACAATCTTCTTTAACATATTTTATTTTCTCCCTTATTTCTGTTATTACTTTAGCAGACTTATCCATAGACTTATTAAAGTTTGTGATAGTTGCTTGGGCATCTTTTAATTCCTGCTTAAGTTCAGTGTTTTTTTCATACAACAACCCTAGCAAAATCAAAGACACTATACAGATAATTGCAAGATATTTTGTCATACCCTATCTCTTTCTCTTAGAATAGGTCTGATGTAGTCCATCACAACACTTCTTACATATTGTGGCGTAACTCTTTTACGACCTATTGTAAAGCCATTAGAAGCAGCTTCTTCCAGCCAGTTGTCCTTGTTTTTGGCATGTCTGATAGCAGCTTTAACCCAGCTTGGCCCTTGATTGTAAGCAGCTAGTGCCTTGACTTCATCATTATCAAAGGTATTTAACATCTGTGAGAAGTACCATACACCAACTTTAGCACCGATTGAAGGGTCTTTTAAGTCCTCTAGCTTGGTTGATGCAGGAACTACACCAGCATTGATAGCATCTGTAAGAGCCGGTTTACGAACTTGCATAACCCCAATAGCACCGCCATCTTTGCTTACAATGTTTTTACCTCTGCTAGATTCTTTCATAGCGATGGCATCAACTAGCTCAGGCTCTACACCATACTGTTTAGCAGAACTATCAATGATTGTTTTATATTCACTGGACAAAGGCTGTTGAGCGGGTTGTTCTTCTTCCTCTTTCTCATACTTCAGACGTTCTTTAATAAGCTCGTTCTGTTTTTGTCTGAGGTCGTTGATTTCGTTTGTCCAATCTTCCTCATCTCTCTCCATAAGTTCTTGTATCCACCTATCATACTGTTGAATATTTCTTTCAAGTTTGTCTACAGGCAGCATATCTCTGAAAGCAAGTGTTTCACTGCCGCTTATAGTTGATGAAGTTACTTTCTCAGGCTGACCATTCTGTTCACGAAGTTGTTTTTTAACACTAGAAGGAGCTCTCATAAAATCTATCCTGGGTTCGTCACCTTCTTGTCTTGGCTGACCTTTTGTACTGTCTATTATAAAATCCTTAACAGTTTTAGCAGTTCTTGGTAGAGCTGATTTAAACTGGTCACGCCATTGAGGAGTCATGTCATCAAGTTCCCCATCAGTGTTTTTATTATACGGCAACACACCTTCTGTATATTTGGCGATAATACCTTTTTTAACCTCTGGTGAAAGACCTGCAACAGAGTTGTTAAACTCTTCACAAAGTTGGTGAGTATCTGATAAAGAGTTCCAAGTAGAATATGACTCATGGTCTTTTAACATTGCCAAAGTACCGTCATCTCTCATTCTGATACCACCTTTTCTAGCTGTTTCAGATATTTGAGCAAGTATTTGGGCATGTGGCTTATGTCTGTCAGAGTAATGGCCGATCCATTTAAGTTCCTCAACCCTGTTATTAACTTCTTTTAACTCTTTGTCACTAAATCTTCCAGAACCATTCTGAACAGCCATATTAATTCCGTGTGCAATTTGAGAAACATTGCCCATGGTTTTCTCTAAATCTTCTGGTCTTAAACCAGTCATTGTCATAGCCTGTTGAGCATAGTGTTCACCCATATTCAGGTTTGTTTTTACACCGTTTACAAACAGTTTATTAGTATACATACTATCGGTAGCAGCTCTATAGCTGTTGTTTAACGATGCTGTAAGAATTTGTGAAAACTCTCTATTTTCAACAGGGTTTCCAAAGTATGTAAACCATTGATTATCAGAGTCATAATCTATAATCCCTCTTGATGCCATATCAAAAGCTTTTTGCATAGACGGGTTTTTCAACAGTTCTGTCCTCATTTCAGCAGGCATCTGTTTAAACACTGCTAAATATGGAAACATATCTATTGCTTGTGCCCACGCCATATTTTCAGCATGCTCTGTAATTGATTTATAATATTGAGCAGCGTGTTCACTGTCTTGTTGAATCATATTAACAACAGTATCAAGACCTGTGGCTTTAATAATGGTGTCAGCTAATACAGCAGCTTGTTCAACACTTCCACCAGAACTTACAATATCATTCATAAGACTGTTTCTAACGTTTATTAGATCAGTAGCTGTGATAGCTTTATCAGGATGTTCAGACATTCTTTTAAATGTTTCTTGCATAGTACTGTTAATGCCGTATTTTACATAAGTGTCTTCAAGCATGGCGTTAATATTAGCTCTGTCATTTTCTGATAGACTTAGATTGTTTTTCTGTTGCTGAAGATTATAGATTTTATCTGACAGCTCGTTCATTTCGTCTCTTACAGCTTTAACTTTAGAATCAGACCAAGTACCCATATAGCTGTAACGATTGCGGTAAGCATCTAAAGAATCTAGGTCGCGTTTTGCTTCGTGCATTTCTTGTTCTTTTTGCACAGCTTCTACAGTTGCATAAACACCACCATCATACTTTGAACGAATTTTCCCCATTGTTACAGGATCACCACCAAGTGCAAACATGTTATCATCAAGCGCACGAATTCTGTTGCTAGCTTCTTCAACAGTGTAAGCACCTTGCCGCTGACCTTGCACAATCCTGTTTACTTCTCTTGCATAAAGATTGTAACGTTCGTCTTCTTCTTTTTTATTGTCTTGTGCTCTAGCTGTGGCCAAACCATGAGCAACTGTAGACATTGCTTTTCCAATATCAATATTGATGGAAGGTCTTTCGTAGCCTCCATAGTTTCTGGAAATAGGTGCTCTAAAGCTTGTGCCGTAGTTGACACTGACACCTCTAGCGCCTGTCACATATTGTGCTTGTTCCTGTTGCTGTGGCAATTGAACGTCTGCCATTATTTTTCTCCTTTAGTGTGAATTAAACTTTCAAAAGATTGTTCAACATCTCGTGGTAACTCTGTTTCATATTTGACTTGTTGTATTGATTTAAGTGAAAAGGCTTTCTTAGATACATAATCACCAACTGCTTTATCTAAAGTAACATCTTCAACATTACCAAAAGTTGCTTTTATATCTCTTTTTGCTATTTCTTCAAGCATCCTCAGTTTTTTTACAGCTTCTGCAGCAGCTGTTATGTTTTCGTTATGTGTTCTACTATCGACTCCTAAAGCAATCAAATGATCTTTTAGATGTAGGTTCTCTAAATACTCAGGAAAAGTCTGATCCAAGAATGACTCAATTGTGGCACTGTCTACAGAAGACTTAACAGTGTCTCTAAACATTTCCCCAACAAGTTTTTTAGTTCTGGCGTCCTTAATTTCTAGTGGCTCTAATCCAGCAGTATACATAAAGATATCTTTTCCAGTAACTTCTTTATATTTTGTTTTAAAATCAGTGTCATAGAAGTACATAAGATTTGTTGTCAATCCTGTATAAAGATTGGCCATCTTTCTGATACCTGTTGGCAAGTCTTTATCCTCGGCGGCCTTCATAGCAAACATCATAAGACTAGCGTCATCAACTGTTGCAGTATGGTATATATCTCTTATCAAATTATAAGCAGCTCCCATACGGCTCCAAATCCTTAGCGCAGGAATGTTAAATATTACGTTACCGTTTCCAGCCTTGTTGTGAATATCTGCAAATCTTTCAAGCATTTCACCAAAATCAAGACCTTCAGAAATTTCATATCCGTATTCATTTGCAAGATTTGTAAGAAGTCCGTTAACAATTACTTTACTTACTTCTGGATCTACTTCGTTTTCATTAGCTAACCAATTATAGGCGTTTACTGCAGCCTTTTCTCCCAGAGCTCCTCCAAGACCCCACATAGCTAGCTGACCACCCCAAATCTGAGCCCTCTGCATTTTAGTTAAACGAGAGTTAAACGAGCTTTCCAAGAGTCTTAAAGGATATGAAGTCCATTGCATCAACCACGGTAACTCTCTTTGGCCCCAGCTGTTACCAGCTCTTGTCATGTTTAGTGCAAGGTCATCAGCATGAGAAAGAATCTTCAAATCGTTCCAGCCTTTGCTAGAACCTTCAAGAAATGCTACAATATCTGATACACCATATACTAAATTGTTACCAGCATCTGCAAACCAATACATACCTTGTGCAATCTTGCTATTTTGTATAGCCTTCCAATGACTTTCAGAAATCATAGGCAATCGGCCTGTTGCACCAAGTGAGTCAGTTCTTTCCATAAACTTAACAAAGTCTACTGCTTTCTGTTTAGACATCATACCAATGCTTGCTAAGTGCTCAGAAACAGCTTTTATAATTCCTGGTTTGTTTCTAAACTTGAACGCAGCTCTTAAGAAAGGATATGCCATCAGTGCTTGCATAGTTCTTAAAGGTCTTGCACTAAATGTAACAGTAAGTCCCAAGGCTTGTTTCAAGAATTGTGCAGGGTTTAAGAAGCCCATGGCAGAAGCAAACTCTACCTTGGTTACAAATTTATCAGGTCTTGAATCCTTTAACCAATCATACAAAGTACCACCACGTTTAAGCAGAGGCACAAGATCATTATCAGTAAGAGAATTTGCAAGATTGAGCATAGTTCTTTTAACAATCTTATCTGTAGCTGTCTCAGCACCTATTAGCATTTTGTAGCGGTCTTGCATATTTAAAGCAGCTCTTATCTCTTTCTCGTAACCGGCACCTCTATTCATATCTATGACGGCTTTGTCAATTAAATCAAGTCTGTCAATAGGACCTGTTGGGCCATAGTCAACAAGATGACTAAAGTTTTCTGCAAAGGTTTCTTTCCACCATTTCTTAGTTTCTTCAATAGTGTTTGTTCTAGCAGCTCTTCCAATAGCTTCGTCAGCAATCTTTCTAAAGTCTAGCAATGGTGGTACATCGTCATCAATACTTGTTAACATTTCACCACGACTGTATTTATTTCCAACAGCATCTGCAACTAGGTCTCTGAAAGCATCTTCTGTGTTTGCCGCATGTTGTTCAATAGAGTCTGTTACACCATTGTTATAAGTATATTTCTTACCGTCTTCCAAAACTTCAACAGTGTTGTCAGTTCTTAACCAACCCTTGCCATTTTCTTCATTATACAAAACTTTCTTAAAGTCTTCAACATCATTTATTTTTGTTCTTCTTGTCTTAAGACTATTTATAGCCTCTTGCATAACTCTATCATCAAGTGCACCACCAGCATTATAAGCTTTAATAAGTGTGTTACATTCTTCTGCAAACTCATTAGCAGCTGTTCTGCTCATAGATGTTGTTAAAGTATTTGCCCAGCCGTTAAACTTACCTCTAACACCTTGTAAAGTTACACCCTGTTTTAAGAAATATGTACCGCGTTGATAACGTCTGATACCACCTGCTTGATATGGTGTGAGTCCATGCGGTATCAGTCTTTTATCAATTTGTTGAGCATCTACAACAACATGTGTAAACTTATTGTTATCACCCATAATACGTTTGTAGTGTTTTTCAAGAAGAACTTTTCTACCATTTTTCAGATCATCTAAAAGTTTCTTAGCATCTTTTACACCACCTTCTATATAAATATGGTTTATAAGTTCTGGGGTTTGTGGACCGTATTCAACCGGCCTTGCTACATATTTACCTTGATAAAAGCTGAACCCTTGTGCTGAAGCATCTCGTATAAAACTATCGTCCATGGTTCTATACAAGGTATCGTTCAGTTTTTTATAAGCAAAGTAAGCACTGATCTCAGTATCATTTAAACCTTTATCGACTAGCTCTTCTTTTGTAAACCATTTACCAAGTTTATTATTCTCTAACTGACCTTCATCAATGACTCTTGCAACAGTTTTAGCAGACTTCTTATTAATCTTTAAGTCTTTAGCAAAGTGTTCATAAAGTCTTTTTACCATTCCAGAGGCTTTTCTTTGAGCTTCAGAGACCCTTCCGTGGGCTTCTGCCGATTCTGCAAAGTGTCCAAAGAACCATTTTGTATAGTCTTTTGCATGTAGTCTGCTAAACTCATTCACAGTGGCTTCATAGTTTTTTCTAGCTTCCTCAGCAATGTTTGGTACTTCCTCAGCAATGTTTGGTAAAGTTTTATAAAAGTTATCTTCAAATTTAACAGGTTGAGAATATTTGATAAAATATCCACCCTCGCCTTCTACAATTTTGTAAGTGCCTTGTGGAAGTCCTATCTGTTTAATAACCTGACGACATTCTTCACCAGTTGCCATAGCTTTTTTACCATCCAATCCACCACCTATTAAGACTTCTGCAATGGTTTCACCAGCTTTACCTTTAACAACTTTGAGATCCAAATAGCGGCTACCAGCAATCTCATCATTCAGTTGTTCTACTTGTTTTGCAGCAACCTTGTATAGAATATCTTCCGCAACCTCATCAAACAAACCTGAAGCACGACCATCACGAATAATTGATTCAATTTCTGTATCTAACAATACATCTTCTACAGGTTTTGCACGGTTAAACATAGATACTGTATCATCTGAAGTAGGTTTTAATAAAGATGGTACATTGTGTTCAAGCACAGCTTCGGCTGATTTGTTACCATTTTGTATAGCTTCTACTGCAATACTGGTAGCAGCTTCTTTGTTACCGAGTTTCTTAGTCCATCTGTAGGCTTTATTAGCAGATTTAAAAGTATTTTTCAAACCTCCTAACATACCAAATGAGGCCATAGCAATAGATGACCACAGTGGATTTTCTTTTTCGTTCATAATAGCAGCATCAAAGAAACGTCTTCTCCATAAAGCAGGTATACCATAATTTTCACAGAATTTCCAAACACCTTCTATATTCTTTTTAGCAACATCTAGAGGTACTTCGAAGATATTTTTTCTAGCCCACTCAGCAAGCTTTTGTTGGCTTTCTTCATCTGATACAGATAGTGGTAAGTCTTTGATACCTGTAATACCACCAAAGTTTAATTCAAAAGCCTGTGCTCCGATGTAGCTGCCTATGGTTCCTGCAGCAAATTCAACAGCTCCTGCAATCCCCTTACCATTTCCACCATCATAGAACAAGTCTTTGTAGTTGTCTAGCATCAAGTCTCTAGCATTTTCTTCTTCTTCTTTATCAAGATCTACACCAGACGATACAGTGTTCCATTTAGTGGATTCATTATAGGTTATTGCATCAGCTTTACCATTTCTTACAGCAAGCTTCTCTAAACCTGTTTCAGTATCTTCAACAGTTGTTCTGGGTTTGTAAGCACCTATAAACTCCTCTGCTTGAATTGGTGTCATGTTTCCGTTGCGAAGATTGTCTTCAGTAGCGCTGTAAACTTCTCCCATTTCTTCTTGGTTTAATTCAAGAGCTGCTACAGACCTTGCACCATTAAAATCAACAGTTGGCTCAATGCCTGCCATATCTTGCATAAAGTTTTCGTTGCCTATTCTAATAGGTTCAGAAGGATCCGGATTACTGTAGTCAAGTTTAATTTCAGGAATGTCTGATTGAAGTTTTATTTCTTCTATTTGGCTCATGCTTTGTAACCTCTGTTGTCGTAATAATCTTGTTTAGGCATACCTCTTAAAAGGCCGGTAGAATTTCTGTAAAGGCTGTACAATTCGAGTGCATCTTTAGCAGATGATAAATAGCTAGTACCTCTTGTTATAGTTGGAGACAGTTCTGTGAATGTTGACGAGGCTGTACCAGCTTCTGAAGTAAAGGAAACAGTTGTTGTGGCCCCTCCTGCTTCAGTAATTGTACCAGTACTGCCAGCAGTTCCTGCAGCAGATCCACCTGCAAAAGCACCGGCGGCAGATCCTATCAAAGCCATTGATTCGATTGTTCCTTGTATTCCACCAGCTACAGCAGCTCTTCCGCCACCTGTAGCAGATACGGCACCAGTAGCTGCAGCACCACCTATACCAGCTGCAACAGCACCTCCAACAGCAGTTGCACCCAGAGCCAAAGCAGCACCACCTGTTAAAACACCTGCAGCAGCAGCAACAGCCATACCAGCCACAGCAGCTCTTTTATCAGCCTTTGCAGCTTTTTTTTCATATCTGGTTGCTTTCTCTTGCAGTCTTTCAATAGCTTCTGCACGGTTGGAAACGTCAACTGAATATCCATAGTCACTTGCAAGACCTGAGTTAATGTTTGCCATCTGTCCTTTGTGAGCAGTTGTAGAAACATCTGCAGCACCACCTTCAAGCATTCTCAACTGAGCTGCTGCAAATCTTTGTTGTCTAATATTTGATAATAGGTCTCTGCCAAAGTTCAAGTCTTCAAGATCTTCTTGAGCCTGTCCTGCCTCTACTCGCAGTTGTTTAGCAGCTCTCCCCATTTTTTACCACCTGTAA